GGAAAAATAAAGTGGCGTATTGTGCGCTAACGGAAGGAGAAAACCAACTCCCACGGCATATACCAAAGGTTAGCCAGCACCATCAGCAAAAGCGAACACCAGGTCGCGCTCATGCCGGAACGACGCCAGCGGAATAAGCGGTGGTGAAAGCCATAATAGTGCATGAGTCGGCCAGCAATCAGAAGCAGGCCACAGACGTGAACCATCCAGGTTTCTGCGCCATTCATCTCCATAAACAGCAGTAAAATCAAGGCGACGGGGATGTATTCGACCGCATTACCGTGAATGCGGATAGCGCTTTGCAGTTCCGAAAAACCGCCGTCACCATAAGAAACGCGGTACTGCATTCTCAGACGCACAACATCAAATGAAAACTTAATCAGCAGTAATGCACCTAACACCGCATACAGCGCGCTGACCATACAAACTCCCTGTTTTTGGCAGATGGCACTTCACTATGATAGGGGGTGATATCAGAAAAGAGAAGATTGTTGTGGAATGGAGGGGGCGTCGCCCACGGCGGGAACCGCGGCCTGCAAGGCCTGCCAGAGAGCATCGACCAGTTCGGGTGCCTGCGCAATATCCGGTGTGTGTAAAAAGAGATAGGGCGTAGTGGTTTGCTCCCACTTCGCTAATTTTTGCAGCCAGACGGCGAACATCGCCTGATTTTGCTGCATGTTATCGCTACCGATGAACCTGACCATCGGGTTTTGCGCGGTAACGATGGCGTGGACCGGCACTTTCGGTTTTTTGCGTTGCGCATCCACAATCGCTTCACTGTGCGGGATTGCACTGTGGACGGGGCGACTGTCGAGAATGACACGGTTGACCGAACGTTCCAGCAGGCCGCGGTTGAGCGCTATTTCTGCTTCACCTTTGGCAAAACATTCAGCATGCCTGACCTCAACGCCGTAGGTAAACTCGCGGGGAAGGCTATCCAGAAACTGCCACAGGGCAGGCAGATCGCGCGGGCCGAACGTAGCGGGAAGCTGGAGCCAGTATTGTCCAATCCGGTTCGCCAGTGGCGACATGCGCGAAAAGAATTCTTCGGTTAAATCCCCGCAGTTGCGCAGCGCGGCGTTGTGGGAGATGGTCGCCGGAAACTTAAAGCAGAACCGGAAATCGTCGGTCGTTTGCTCCCGCCAGCGTTCAACAATCTCCGCTTTAGGCAGCGCGTAGAGGGTCGTGTTGCCCTCGACACAGTTGACATGTCGGGCGTTATTAACTAACTTACTGATTTCAATAATGCTCTGGCGCTGCTATGTATGCTTTGGGGCATCTGTGGGGCAAAATCCGCGAGCCTCTGATTCAGCATTGCGATCTGCTCACTACTGCTGTCTGCCATCCACGCACCGTATACGTTGAAGACCATCTGGGCGCTCGCATGGCCCATCTGACTGGCAATGAAGCTGGGGTTAGCGCCAGCTGACAGTGACCAGCACGCATACGTGTGACGCGACTGATATGCTTTCCTGTGCCTTATCCCTGCTCGCTTCATCGCTGCGTCCCATAAATCACCTATCGAGTCGACTTTGTAGATGATCCCCACCTGCTGACATCTTCTGACCAGTTGAGGGTTGAAAACAAATGTACACTCGTGGCTCTCAGTTCTGCCGTATTCGCGCAGCTGAACATCGATCTGATGCTTTTTTCCAAGCCTGGTCATTTCCGCCTGATTCCTCAGGACGCTGATCGCAGGCTGAATGAGGTGTATCACTCTGTTGGTACTGGCCTCAGTTTTCGGTAGAGTGAATTCACCCAGTTTTGTATAATTACGCCTGATTGTTATTGTTCCAGCTTCAAGATCGATATCCTCCCAGGCCAGGGAGGTCAGCTCACCATGACGGACCCCTGTGTATACTGCGAGTGACCACAGGTTTTTCGTCTGCTGATGCCGGCATGCATCAATCAGGCGAATAAATTCGTCACGAGTTAGCGGATCTGGCTCTGCCCTGGCTTTTTTAAGAGGCTTTATCCCGTCGAATGGGTTCACCTCTAAGTAACCGTGATCTGCGGCAAACTGAAACATTCCGGCAATAGTTGTCATGTAATAATTCACGGTGACAACACTTCGTCCTTTTGCCGGGACCTTCCCCTTCATTGGCATCTGGTGACCGATCAGTAAATCTTTCCTGATATACAGTAATTCCTCTTTAGTCACCGCCGATACCAGCCGATTCCCCCCGATCCTTGGCACCATATTCCTTGTGACCGACTCATAACGGTTGAGTGCGTTCGCGCAGATTTCCATTCTCTTCAGATCCAGCCACTTTTCGGCAAGCTCTGACACTGTAATTTCTTTCTTCCCCACCCCAAAAGTCTTGAGGTTAGGGGAGTCCGGAAACTGTGCCGCGTACTCAAATGTACCTGTTCTGATGGCAAAACATACCGATGTCCGCAGTTCCCCGGCGATCTTCCTGTTCTTAGCGGTGTCAGGGACACCGAGGCTCTCCCTGACACGCCTACCTTTGAAATTAAACCAGATGCGCAATGTGCCACCGTGGTTTTCGACGCCTGTTGGATATGTAACTTTATCCATTGATTCCTCCAGACGCCCAAGAGCGATATGAGATTACCTTTTTCATGGCCTCAGATCACCCAGGCTGTTTGTTTTTCATTGAGGCAACCCACGCATCGACCGCTTTACGGTTGTACATGCACTCGCTGGAAGGTTTCGGATTTCCGTCCGGTGAAACGTGCACATATTCCCGCCCAACCATCCAGCATTCTTTTCTGGCCCGGAGGATGGTTCCGGGCTTGAGCCCGGTAACCGCAATCAGAACCTTTTCGCTAACCCAGTCATTCGGTACCAGAAGAACAACTTCGCTCATAATCACCTCACACCACATCCAGACCACGGCAGTGGAACCACACATTATTCAAATTGACCATTTCATCCATTGGCGGCCTCCTTGCTGAATCCAGCATTGATAACGCTTTTGGCAATTTCGCTGGCGGTGGCGTAGGCCAGCTCTCCATCCTCACCACCAACAGCTTTCATCAGTTCATTCTTGAGAACGCTCTCGTAATCGCGTGGCCAGAATTCCGTGGGCATGTCGAAGGCCATGCAGTAGAAGAAGGTGTCGATCGTTATTTTGCCGGCCTCCTCCTCTGTTCTCTCCCGCTGGCGATAACCAGCTTCCCAGATAGCATCGGTCATTGCAGAGGGATCGCCGGCAGCGGATTTAATCAATTGAACAAGCTCGAACAAATTCGACTCACTCACTGCACACCTCCATTTCCCTTTCTACGGACTCACAGCAGCGGCGGAAAATTTCAGCTGATACCTCATTCCTCAGGGCCCTGATGAGCAATTCATCCCGCGATTTTTGACGCTCAATATTTCTCTCTCGCTCCAATTGACGCAATACGGCCAGGCGGGCAGTGATACGTTTCCGTGTGTTCTGCCACTTAACCCGCGCTACATTTGCCCGGTGCCGCCAGCCGTAGTCGTTGTCGATAACGGTTTCAAGCTGCGAATTGATCCTGGCAATGACATCTTCAGCCGTGACCAGCGCCTGCAGGTGGTCGTTTATTGTGACCAGTTGGTTAACATCAATGGATTCAGCTTTCATCCAACAATCCTCCAAAGCAGCTTGCATACTCCGATAAAACAGTAGAACCCCACTGTTAACCCAATCCCCGTAAGGCTGGAGAAGAAAAGAGTAAACATCACCAGCTCAGATACTTTTTTCATTGGCCCGCACCTTTCTTAGTAGCAGTGATGTAACCTTCCCATCCGCCATAACTGTTCACCATATCCCCCAGTCTTGAGAAACAGGCGTTCAACCAGCGAATTCCACGAGGGGTTAGCGTTGGCACCGTGCCCCAGTCGATGAAATCCGAGTTTTTTCGACCCATATAGCGGATGAGATCGAGAATGTTGATGTAATGTGCACGGCGACGCTCCATACTCCATCCCTTATCAGCGAGGTACGAGTCGATGAATCCCTGTAATGCTGTCTGATTAAGCGAAATATCACCGTACTGGTGGCGATATACAGGGCGACGGTGCAGGCTGACCAAATGAAACAAGTAGGCATCACATACACATGTCAGAGCCTGCCGGTGGGCCAGCTCAATAGAGCCAGCCGGATTCCAGATATCATTATTCACTTCAGAAGCCCTCCGGCTTAATGATCTGAAATCGCCCCACTGATGGGTGCTCAAGAATTTGGTATGAATCTGTCGCTTCTTTCGGCCGTGGTGCTCGCTGGTTCCAGATGGCCGCAGCCATATCACGAGCTTGCGGAGCTAGACTCACACTGCAGCAATCGCAACGGACTACAAACATTGGCTCGCCTTCATAAAGCACAGAATCGAAATCTATTTCATCGTTGCCACAAAGTGGGCAAGGAAGCAGTTCCATTATTTGGCCTCCGGTGAATAAATCGCTTTGTCGTGGCTGTACTCGCCATTCCAAGTCTTTTTCATTGGCAGCTCACCTTTCATGTACAGCTGATACAGACGGTGACAGCCTTTCTCCAGCAGTACTGGCGTAAACTTCGTGAAAGCATCCTTGCCGTGCGGGGTGATCTGCGTCTGGTCTTCCGTCAGATATTTGTCGCGGGCATATGAGGCGACGCGCCAGCGCGGATCTTTCTCTGGGTCGCGTTGCTCGTTAAACACCCAGCCACGCTCGGACGCCCACCACATCATTTTGTTGATGTTGACGCCGTTCAGCGCCTTGCTGAATGCTGGGATCGTCATGCCTTTGGTGAAGTGCTTCTCCAGGCTTTCAACAGTGGCGCTGAGGGTCCTGGTTTCGAGTGCAGCGGCTTCGGCGCGTTCTTCGGCTTCAATTACCATCAAGGCAAGTTCTTTTCGGCTAAGTGTCAGCGGTGTTGCCGGCGTTGCAATAGAGGCGCGGCGGGTGAAATAAAACTCAGCCATATCGTCGTAGAATTCCCAGGACTGATCTGTCTCGAGAATTTTGGCGTGGTTAGCTGCACCGCGTTCAGTCCAAAGAGTCAGGGTGCGAGCTTTGCTTGAGATTTGCAGTCCGCTGAAAGAGTTGCGCAAAATTTCAACATCTCCGCCAGAAAGCTTGAAGTAATGTTTACCTTCAACGAACCGGGATTTGTTGCGGTTGAAGTTGTTGGTGATCATCTGCTCGGTTGCGCCATATCCTGCCGCCAGCTGTTCAGTGGTCACAACTCGCTGACCGCGATACTCGATGATCTGCAGGTCACGGGCCGCTACTGGTGCTAATTCTGCTTTCATTGCCATCTTCATTGCTCCTTAATGCAAAACGTGATTGGCTGGCATTGTTTTACCGGTGCGCAGCTGGGCAGCGAGATCTACAAAAATCTCGTCGAGAAACTCTGCGAACCACGAATGACCGACTTCTTTCAGGCGCTGATCGTTGGCGTAGTAGAACTGGTAAACCGCCAGATAGCGTTCCTCAGGCTTGTGCTCGATCAGTGCGCACTCCACATGCTTAATCAGCAGATTTTCAATAAGTTTCCGGGTTAAGCCGAAGGTAAACTCCTCGGTTTTAAACTGGTATTGCCCGTCACGGAGTCCCCAGCGGTTTTCGCAGCTGATGAGATAAAGAAGGGCGACCGTACCGCGCATGGACTGGACGACGGTTTGAGCCCACTCATGCTGTTCTTCTAAAGTAAGGGAGCCTTTGCCATAGCGGTTTTCGTCAAGCATCCAACCAGGAATCGTTACGTCGGATTGCTTCTGGATTTCCTTCAGGCGAGCAACAAGCTGCTTCACGTTATCTTTTTCAAAGTCAGTCATCTGTCTTTCTCCCGGTTATAGGTTTCATGGCTCATTACTTCCCAGTTCTTGCCGCCATCGCGGGATAGTAGCCGCCAGCGGTGATTTACCTTCAGGCTCAGATTCCCGGTGCCGATCATGCGGCAGGGGTGAATCCTCCTCGCTCTGAACTGGCTTAAAACGTGTGCTGCTTTGAGGTGAACCCACTCAGGAATTCGTATCGCTGTCAGCGCCATCAGATCCGGGCCTCCACTTTTTGTTTTTTGACGAACTCAACCAGCTCAGAAATGAGCTCGTCGATTAATTCCTTCCCGCTATCCGTAAGAAATTCACCACTGCCATTAACATCGACAGCGCTGCTGTAAATTCCCTTGATAGCTTTTACGCCTTCGACATTCCCGTACTCACTGATCGCGAGCCTTTCGAATTTTCGTAATAATCCATCGAGAAGAATCTCTGTTAACTCGACCGTGTTAATACCGCCTTTATTGAGCTTAATAACAAGGCAGTTACTGCCTGTTTTACGCTGGTGGCGTAATAACGCTGCTTTTAAAATTCGGCGTCGATAAGTTTCAATTACGTTGTTTTTCACGGCGTTCAAACTCCGAATCCATCCATATTGAAACCTGAGCCGATAAATCAAGGCAGATCCCAGACAGGGAAATTATTTGCTCGATATCCATATCAATAATATTTGAGTTGATTAACTCCATTAATTGATACAGGTTATCTGCTGTATTTTTTGCTGTTTCTAGAGAACTGTCTTTACTGAGCATATTCAGACTCCGTAAGCTTTACGCATGAAAAGGTCAGATATATGGCGGTACTCGTCGCCATAGGCCTCGAAGAAAAGCCGCGCAGTTTTATAAGCTGCTCTGTCTTTGATGAAAGTCATACGAAGCGCCTCATAGTCATTGAGGCAATAACCCGGCCATGCACTTGCATATCGCTCTGCTCGTCGGCATCAAGCGTAAAGGTCTCGTAATGATGATTGTCAGAAATTATCACCAGAGCACCGTCCGGCATTGGTTCAACACGCTTAACGAATACGCAT